CGCACCTCCCGGTATCCGTTGAGCCTGTTCGCGTATCTCTCCGCGACGTCGGCGTACGAGGCTCGGGTGGACGTGAAGTCTCCCAGGGATTCCGATGAGTTGTTCCTGTCCGCCTGTCGATCGTTGTAGATGTCTGCCGCGATCTCGATCGTGATCTGCTCGAGGTCGTCCGGGACCGTCGTATAGCCTGCGGTGTACTCGACGAACACCGGGAAGAATCCCGACGGGAATCGGTTCGCCGAAGCGTCGTCCGATCGGATGCCGGGAAAGCGGTCCGCGATGATGTGGACGAGACCCATCTCGAAGTCGACGCGGTACTCCGACACGTTGTCCCTGGGGAACTCGAAGTTGCACGGCGCGTCGATCACGCCGCGACCGCCGAAACGGTAGAGGCTGAACGAGTAGGCGTTCTTCGTCAGAGTTGCGGACCATCCTGAGACGCTCGAGTTGATCTGGGTCACGATCGCCGAGGTCGTCCCGAAACTCGAGAACGCCACGGTCGCGGTCGAGTCGGTGCCGTCGCTCGTCACCTTTCGGAGTCTGATCTGGTCTCCATCGTTTTCGACAACTGCGAGAACGTCGCTTGAGGCGGTGTCGCTCTCGACGGAGAACGAGATCGCCGAGCCGTACGAAACCGTCGAAACAGACGTGACGGGATAGTTCTCGAGGCGGACCGTTCGCTCGCCGTTGGGCTGAACGAATTCCCGGAGTGTCCTGCTCTTCAGCTTTCTGTCGCAGTAGGTTTCCACGATCGCGGTGGCTCGGTCGATGGCTGCCTCGAGGACTGAATCGAACGAGGAGGTGGTCTCCCCGATCCATGCCTTGAGGTTCGCGAGCGATGTGAGAGCGTTCGTTCCGACGGCCATGGTTTACCCCTGGAGGACTTCGCCGCCGGTTCCGGCGATCGCCTCGTTCGTGTATTCGGAGTTCGCAAGACGAGAGAAAAAAGCGATCGCCGCGATGCTGCCGTTCATCGAGAACCCCGCGATGCTGAGGCGGCAGAATCTCGGACGAGTCCGGAGGTCGATGAGGAAGACCCTCTGTTCGTCGTCGGAAGGTGTCGTCGCCACTTGTCCGTCGATCAGTCTCTCGCTGACGAGCCCGATCGTCTTCAGTGGATCAGTCGGGTCCGTCGTATCTCCGAAGCTGAGACGGATCGTCTGTAGTCCATTAGTGATCTTGTTCGCGATCGCGAGGGACATATAGTCGAAGCCAGAACAATCGACGACGTTTCCGGTCACGCTCGAGGCGGACGAGATCGTCTGAGGGTCGATAGCCGTGCGGACTGCGATGTTCTGTCCTGCGATCATTGAGACTCCCAGAGGGTCGACGAGCATGAGCCCGCCGACCCTCGCGGAAAGAAAGAAGATCAGATCCGGACGATGGCCTCGGCACCCGTGCCAGCCGCCGTCTCGGCGGGCGACTCGGAGACGCGGGACTTGATCGCCAAGACGCCGAACGTGGCGGCGTTGCTGCCGTCACAAGTCGCCGAGAGCTTCAGGAACCGCTCGGTCTTCCGGGTGTCGACTTGCCAGACGAAGAGCTTGTCGTCGTCGTCCGCAGCCGGAAGAGCCGCCGTCCCGATCGAAGCGTCGGTGATCGCACCGTTCGCGACATCGGTGTAGCTGCCGCCGGAGGTCGAGCACTCGGTGAGCTTGAACGCGCTCAAGTCACCACTTGAAGCGATCGCGCCGAACTGGGCGATGAGGGTCACGAAGTCGCAATCGAGGGTGTCGATCGCAGCGGTGAGAGTCGCGCCGGTCTGAGCCGCCGGGACAAGTGCGTTCTGGAGAACGACATTCTGTGCGTGAATCATTGGGGTTAATTCCCTTCGGGCATCGGGGAGAGCCGGTCGTCCCGGCCCTCCCCATTTGTGGGTTGGATCAGAAGAGGAGGCCGACGACCGGTCCGCTCTCGCTCGAGTCGCCCACGTCGTGGACGTTGATGTCGAAACGCTCGGTGCCACGGATGGCGAGCTCGTCCTGCTCGAAGGCGTTGAGAGCCGAGTCGGAGACCTGGACGGTCGTCTGTCGACGATCGCCGAACGACGCCGCGAGACTGAGGTCGCCGAAGAGCGCGCCGATCTTGTTGGCGGAGTAGGCCGACCGCATGACCTGAGTAAACTCGACCGGGTAGCCGAAGAGCGTGGGCTGCCCGGCGTATCCGTCCTTAATCTCTCGAGCCGTAGTGCCACCGGCGGTGGTGAGAGCAGCCTCGAAGCCACCGTGCCAAACGGCCTTGTGCATGTAGAACTTCGCGTTCGGCGTGTCGGCGTACGCGGGCAGGAGACCCATGAACGCGCCGATGTTGTCGAGCGTGAGGTCGCCGAGACCGGACGCAAGAGCGGAGTCGTGGTACATGACGGCAGTCGTACCCGCTTCGATCTGGGTAACGGCTCCGTTGATGCCACCGAAGGCGGACGTGCCGTCACCGTTGAAGCCGCACTCGTCCTCCTTCTTGGCGAGGGCGTAGGCGATCTCGCCAGCCACGTCGTCGGCGAGGTTCACGAAGGCGTCTTCGTTGAGCTCGTTGGAAACGGTGGTCAGGACCATGAGCTTCTTCGCGACGAGGGTCACGCCCTCGAACGTCATGGTGCTCTCGGTTCCGGCGGTCGCTTCTCCGACGAAGTTCGCGGAGAGGGTTGCCGAACGTCGCGGCACGCGGAGGGTGTCGCTCGACATCGGACGGACGCGGGCGTTCCGACGGAAGACGCCGAACTGCTCGCGGAGTGAGATGAGCTCAGTCTCGAACTCATCGGGGACCAGGAAGCCACCGGCGGAGTTCACGCCCTCGGTGTGGGCCTTGACCTCAATCCCGTGGGTGTCGCAGAAGTTGAGACTCTTCCGGTTACCTCGGCTCGCCATGAGCCAGTGACCGAAGCGGAGGGCCTTGTCGACGGCGTCGCCGTTCGAGTCGTCCTTGAAGTTCTTCAGGCTTCCCCAGACCTTGGGGCGAACGACGGCCGGGGCGGAGAACTGAGCCGCGACGGTCGAGGCTCGCTTCCGCTGGTTCTTCGTGATCGTGATCTTCTGCATCGACTTCTCCTTGTCGTCTTCGTCCATATCGGCCTTCTCTTCGGACTCTTCGTCCTTCACGGCCTTCTCTTCCTCGTCCTCGACCATCTTCGGCATGAGGACGATCTCCACGTCGTCGGCGGACATCGGCTTGCCCTCTTCGTCGACGATCGCGACCTTCTCCATATAGAGGGCCTTCTGCTGCATGAAGTTATCCTCGCCGACCTGATCGGCGAGATTCTGGAGGTCGGTCTGGACCTCGCTGAGAGTTACCTGTCGCATGTTCATTCCATACTCCTGAACTGGTTTCTGTGAATGGTTTCGGGCATCCGTCCCATCGGTTCGGGCCTTTCGCCCACCCGCTCGGGAGCCTTCCCGCGATTACATATTCGAAAGTCTGAGGCGCGGAACCTTCGGCATGTTGACGAAGATCCGACGCCGGGAATCGTTGGTCAGCCATCGGTCGACGTGAGCCGGATCGACTGCACCCTTCCGGATGGCCGAGACGAGGGCGGTCGAGTTCGCAGGAAGCGGAGCCACGGAGACCTCGAGGAGCTTCCACTTCGAGAAGACCTGCCGCACGTTGTCCCCGTAGTCCTCGCGGTCCTTCTGCGTTGCCTTGCGTACGCCTCCAGGCTGAGGCAGAAAGCCCACCGAGATCCCCTTCACGACTCCCTGCTCGACGAGGCTCTCAACGAACTCCGGAAAGTACGCGCCCTCGAATTCGTCGGGACGCTTTGCGAACTCGATCGTGGCGTCGACCTTGCCCTTCCCTCGTCGGAGGTCTGTCACCTTCCCGACGGGCTGGGCGTAGTCGTGGTTGTAGAACACCACGGGATTCTTGTCGAACTCGGACGAATCCATACCCTGGGCGACGAGAACCTCGCCGTCGCGGTCGATCGTCTCGGTGGAGATGGTCGCGTCGACCTTGACGCCGTTCGACTTCTCCACCCTCGCGAAAAGCTGCTTTCTCTGCATCAGTCCTCCAACACCGCGACGAAGTCGCACCGGCAGTTCGGGTGAACCGTTCCCTGCATCGAGCGGCCCACGGTGAGCCGCCCGCCCTTCGATCCGATGATCGTCTCGCCCGCCTTCACGACGGGCTGGTCGACCGGGATCGCTTTCCCCTTCCCTTCGCCGTACCGCTTGGCGATCGTCCGGCAGAACTCGCAAGCACCAGCCGCAAGCATGAAGTGTTTCCTCTCGACGATCCCGGACTCCTTCCAGGCGTCGACCTGTCCGTCGTGATACGCTCGAGCCGACTCGGTGCGGGCGATCGTTGCCGCTCTACCTTGGAGGTCGCCGGGTATCGAGTACGTCTCGTCGAGTCCACGGACGAACCGCTCGAGGGTCTCGTCGACTACGGTCTTGGCGATCTCTTTCCCGCGCTGAGTCGCTATCTTCTCGATCTGCTTCGAGAGAGCGACCGCGCCGAGCTGCGAGCGACCGATGGCCGCGAGCTGCTCATTGAGCCGGATCACCGCGGCGCGGTTGCCTCCCTCTATCGCAGCGAGGATCGTCGCTTCCATGTCGGCGGCGACCTGACCCTTTAGATCGGCGAAGAGCTTCTTCAGACGCCGGATCTCCGCCGTCTCCTGCTTGGACGTGCGACGCTTCGCCTTCGAGAGTAGCGGGTCGAATACCCCAGATGCGCCCTCATCGCGAAGCGTTTCGGACATCTTCGAAAAAGCCTCAAGAGCGACCGCAGCGATCGCCATAGCTGGGGTTCGTCTTTCACCTTCTCGGATCGTGTCCTCGGCGGTCGGGTCGTCGGTCTCCGCCTT